ACTCGTTATCGAACGGGGAAACCATCACTATCGAACTGAATCCATTTTTAGGCGCTGGTGTATCCTCATCATTTATTGGGGATGCTCCTGGGCAGTTGCGGCTATGAGGCCATCATAGGTGACCGCGTAAATCTTGGTAGCCATGTCCGAGAAATCATAGACCAATTCAGGCTCTTGGAGGTTGCCATTCTTCAGACTAAATAACAGCGGTTTCACCTTGCTTTGTGGGTTGCCGCTGTAGCTCCTGTCTGCCCCCGGTTGCCCGGTGTGCGTTTGGAATTGTAGCGATTGTGGGCCTGTAGGGGCAACGGTGAAAAAGACTTCAGTACCATCCGTTTGACTTGCCGCCTGTAGCTCTTTCAGCACTTCCAACAGATAACGCCAGGCCAGGTCATCAGGTTCAGTTACCGCGCCCGCGCTCTTGTCGGCTTGCACGGTGAACCCTGCCTTAGTGGTAATCGAGCGGGTAGGCGTGGGTGTGCCTGAGTAGTCGGCATTGCTCACTAGATTTTGCGTTACCGCATTTTTCATGAGGGTTTCAATGTTGTCATTGACGGCCGTTTCCGTGTCCCCTGGATAGTAGGCAATCACGCGGCGGTTAAGTAATGTCTCTGGCGTGAACCCAATGAGCTTAACGCTTTCCATCCCATTTTGGTCGGTTCGGTATTGAAAGACTTGCAGAAGGGCAATGAAATCAAGACGGCCGTCACGATAGATATGGAGACGCTTGTCCGGGGTGTTACGGGTAATGAGGTTGTATGTCTCTAATGCGGCTGCGTGTCTATTATCATTCATGCGCTTTCTAACCGGCTTTACCGGCGAGAAGCTGCACACCCCAATATCGCCCACCACCTTTGTATACTCGAGGCTGGTGAAGCTGGCAATGTCTCTTAGCCGTGTTCCATCTTCTTGGCAATACTCTATTTTATACGTTGCCATTTTAGTCTTGACTTAGGTAAGCATTGCGATAATACATTAAAGCGGTAACGGTGGGAGAGCCTGACGTGGTAATGTAGCAGGTGATGATATTGCTTTTTGAGCCGTTACCGTTGCCAGGGTCAAGATAAAATGACCCGCTGTCATTGCCCGGCAAAATTGCCCCAGGAGCATCCCCAATAAATGATGAGGATACACCAGCGCCTAAAAATGGATTCAGTTCGATAGTGATGGTTTCCCCGTTCGATAACGAGTAATCAAACATTAGCTCCGCGTCTGTTGTTTCGTTACGTATGGATATTAAACGGGCAGTCGTTCCCCCCGTTCTTTTTACGGTGATTACCGGATAGTTCTCTGCGCTGCCTGAATAGCTTAAGGTTGTTGCCCCGCCATATGTGCCCGTGCCTATACCGCTGGAAGTCATGCCTAGATACAAATCCCCCTGCCTGCTTATTAGCAAGCAGAGGATTACCCCCGCCCCGGCAAAGTTTATGTCGGCATGTGACCACGATGAACCATTCCAACGCGCTATACCGTCACCTAGTGTTGACAGTGTGCCTGCTGAAGTGAACGAGCCGCCCGCGTATAAAATCCCATCGTCATCTATAGCTAAAGCGACAACGCTGCCCGCGCTCATACCCCCGTCAAGGCTTACAAACCCTTGTCCGTTCCAGTAAACACACCGTTTCAGGTTGGTATCACTGTCTATGTTGGTGAACGTCCCCCCCGCGTAAAAGTTTCCGCCTGAATCAAAAACAATCTCATCAACAGCACCGTCAAAAACCGCCGTACTAATAGCTGACCATGCGCTCCCGTTCCAGGTTGCCATACGGCTGGCTGTTGTTCCACCCGCTGTTGTAAATGACCCGGACGCATAAACCAGATTGTTATAAACTTTTAGGCGATTGACCTGCGCGTCCATACCTGTTCCCAATGCGCTCCACGCGCTGCCATTCCACTTGGCAACCCGGTCAGCATTGGCTATACCATCAAGGTTTGTAAACGTTCCCCCGATATAAACTATACCGTCCGTGTCTACAGTCACCGTGTAAACATCGCCGCCAGAGGATGGTGGCCCTAGTGCTGCCCACGCGCTACCATTCCACGAGGCAATTCCCCGGCAAGTAGTTCCCCCTGCTGTAGTAAATCCCCCGGCGGCGTAAAGGGTTCCGCTTGGTGCAACAAATAGGTCATAGACCACACCATCCATACCCGTTCCCAATGCCGACCATGCTCTATTGGCTTTGTGCCACCTAGCAACCCGGTCAGCATTGGCGATATTGTCAAAGTTCAAAAAATCACCGCCCACATATATATAGGTGTCATCTTCTGCAAGGGCATGTAAAAATGAGTATGTGCCGCTGGCGTTTGGTGGCCCCATACTATCCCACAAATCACTACTAACATTTTGAACCGAACCAATTCGCCGCGCAACTACGCTAAAGGTTGTGCTATCCGTACTCGTTAACGTCGCCGCCGGTCGGTTAATGTCATAGAAAAACGGGTCAACCGCCACAAATCGCAGACTGACCTTATTCTGGACAAATGCCCCGTCGTAACTATCCTCAAGCCCGCCGTCATAGTATGCGGATATTTCTTTGACCGTATCGCTACCAGTGTAGCGAATGAGGACGGGGAGCGGCGTTTCGTCAACGTCGGTGTTAGTCTTGGCATTCAACAGTTTTAGCAATGTCCGCTTGCGGGAATGGAAGTTTGATTGTGATACGCTGCCCGAATTGTTAAACATGCCTTGCAGGGTGAATGTACGCTGTTGTGTCTGGTTATTGCTAAACGTCGCCCCGCCCTGGTTGCTAATGGGCTGTGTCAAGTTCTTTGATTCCACCATGCCCACGCCATTGGCTTTCGTAACGCTGAAATATAAATCGCTGGAAAGGTCAAGCACTTCACCGCCCCGCCGGTCATACTGCGAACGTGTCGAGGTACTGACGTGTGGTGTGCCGTTCCAGTAGCAGCCGGGCATATCGCCGTCAATGTAGGTTTGCAGGCGAGTAGCGGCGATGCACATCATGCAATCCACGTAAATATATCGCCCGGCTGTTGGTGCCGAGGCCGTGACAATGGTAATGCTACCAATGTCAGTTCCGGCCATAACATGAAGCATCGCCACCTCATGCCAAGCCCCTGTACTGGTAATGCTACCTAGCAATGTGGTTGTCGTGCCTGCTAATGATGTCTGAGAAATGGAAATAGCGCCGCCATCCCAATTGGAGGGAATGTAGACGCGTGCATAAAATAGATACGTGCCCGCGTCTAGCGAGATGTCATAATTATTTAGCGTTAGATTGTCTTGGTACGTGCATTTCAGCGATGCCGCGCCCGCGCTTGCCTGTTCAGTCGAGCGGGCGACAGTATTAGAGCCGCTGTCAGTATGCCCCGTTGCGTCAATCTCTAGCGATGGGTTGGTTATCAGGTTTGTAGCGGCAATCGGCCGTACCAGCTTCCACAGTCCCATTAGATTCCTCCTGCCATTGCCAACGCGCCGCGCCGTTCGCTATCCGTTCTCACGCCCGCCGTGTTAATGTTCCAGATGTTAGATTGATTGATTGTGCGGCTATTATCCCCGCCGCCAATGTTGCCTAGATTATTCGCGGCCGAACCCATGTAATTATTAAAATCTTCCCATGCGGTGTGAATGGGGAGCGGGCTGCCTGGTATAGCCCAATCTGGCAAGTCAGGAATGTTGATTTGAAAGTCAAACACATGGCTGCTGATAAACTCCCAAAAGTTCCGAACGGCCGTGTAAATGCTATCGATAGCTGACAATGCCGGGTCAACCATGCCGCTCAATGTCGCCCAAATGGTAGACCATGAGCTTTGTAACGAAGCCAATGCTACAGGTATATTTTCCTCTAACCACACCCGCGCTTCTTCAAGTAGTGGCTGCATGACTGCCCACGCATCGTCAAGGGCCTGTTTGATTGCAGGCCAGGCTACATTCACCCAGTATTCGTACAAAGTCTGGATAGCGGGCAAAATGATAGTTGTTAGGCTATGCCACATGGCTTCAAGGATGTACTTCACTACCGGCCAAACAAACTCAATGGCCGACTTGATAGCAGGCCACGCGGTGTTTACCCAAAACTCATAAAGCTGTTTGACGGCTGGTATAAAGAAGTCGGTGATGTAAGTAACATACGCTTGAAAGATTGCCTGGATTATCGGCCAAACGATTTGTATAGCATTCTGGATTGCAGGCCACGCAATGTCTACCCAATAAGCCCGCAAGGTTTCCAGAGCCAACGGGACGTTGACTTGTAACCATTGCCAAAGCTGTTCAAGGTACGGCCGTGCTGTTACTTCCCAGAACTCTATTAAGGCCGTGCGAATACCCATAAAATCACTTTCCCATACATTCCTGAGTAGTGACACCAGGGCGACAAGTCCAACAAAGGTGGCAATCAATGGGGCAAGGGTAGTAATAAGGGAGATGATGACGGGTAGGATAATGGAGGCAATGGCAATTCCCAACACGGCCATGATATCTTGCCATGAAACCATGCGACGTACCAACTCGATTATAGGGGTTGTGATTCGTAAGAAAACATCATAGAGATCCCATATCTTGAAAATCAATTCTTCCGGCAAGAAGTTGTCGAAGACTTCCATCAACCGTTCGAATATGGTAAGCCCCTGGCCCGCCGTTCGTGAAAACTCCTCAAATGCCTCGCGTAAACTAAACAATATATTTAGTCTGCTATCGTCTTCCATCAGTCCAAATATACCGCCCTGAAAGTCACCTGTAGCTAAGAATTTTATAGCATTAACTACGCTGCTTATTCCATCAGCCAGTCCCTCAGTAAATGCTTGCAATCCCCCCATTACCGCCGGGCTGTTGATAAACTCTAACAGGCTGCCGAGTTGCTCCTTAGCTATCTCAAAAATAGGTTCCCCTAAGCTGCGGATAGTCGCGTCTTTCCAGTCCTGTAGGTTGCTCATCATGCCGGTGAACGTGCTAGACTGCGCTTCCATCATGCCGCCGTATTTGTCTTGCATCAGCCCTAGCACAACTTCCATAGATTCAGGCAGGGGTGATAGTAGCTCGCCGCTCTTGCTAAATTCCAGCCCCATTTGTGCCAACTCATCACGGGTCGTAATGCCCATTTCCTGCATCCGGCTGATGGCCTCGCCCGTCGCCCCGGCGGAGAACTTGCCAATGAGTAAGGCCATTTCCTCAAACGATGCGCCTGTACCGCTGGCAACGTCACCGGCGATAGTGCGAATCTCCACGCCTGCATAACCAAACTTTTCGGCCGCCTCCTCTGAGTGAAGTCCAAACCCCTGTAAAATCTTGTCAGCTTCTACTACTTGGGGAAGTTCAAATGGGGTTGACGCGCCGAACTCGGCAAGCTCGGCCATTCGTTCCTTTGCCAGTTCTGCGCTACCTAGCAATACGCCAAACTGCGTATTGTACTGTTCGAATTGTGCGTTACCCTGGATTGCTGCGCTGGCTAATGCCCCAATACCCGCCGCTGCAGCACCTAGACCAACGGCAACCGCCCCTAATGCTACGCCGCCTATCTTTTGCAGGTTCCCACCAATGGAAGATAACGCGCCGCTGGCCTGGTCGGTAACTTTAACAACTACTTCTACGGTGTCACTCATTAGCTATGCTCTCTTTTCGTTTCCTGACCTTTGTTAATCTCGCTACGATAGGTGAGCCAACGTAGAAACCAAAGGGTGTTGCCGTGTTTAACTATTTCCCAGGGTGGCGTTCCCCACTCCGCCGCCGCTTCTAATACTGAACCCCAGGCGGGTAGGGGTTGTGGGGACACGCCCAAATAGGCATGGTCAAATATCGCCCGCCTTACGGTTTTGGGGCAATGGCCTCGTTCATCTGGCTAGTGATGGTGTTGACTGTTTCCATCACCTGACGCAAGGTCAACTCACGAACCGCCTTAGCCACCCCTTCCAGCTCTAAATACTTGCCATCCCCGTTGACCGCAAAATGAGCTAAAAAGCGCATTTGCATTTTCATGTCGTTAGGGTTGTCTTGCAGGTCAAGGATGTCCCCTATGGATAAATCCTCAACCCGCGCCTGATTCACATCAAAAGTAATCGCTGCCACAATTCCTCCTTATGGCACAACTGATAATTGGTTGACAACTGTTATTTGCATCTTCTCCGCCGCCGTTTCGTTATAGCCGCTCATGGCCTTAAACACGCGGATACTGTTACCGTCTGCGCTATCGAGTGCATCCATTTCGGTATATTTGATGGGCATGTCAATGCGTAACAGTTTTGTACTGTGCGCCGTGCCCGCCGTGGTCAGGGTTGAGCCAGGGAAATTCACCCGCAATAAACGGGGTGTCTCCGCTCTAAACGCGGCTACTTCGGCAACGGCCGTGCTGTTGTGTTCATAGGTCGCTTCAACCTCGATGGCGAAAGCATCCTTATTGAAGTAAGCAAAGTCGAAATACACCTGCCCATTATCAATGGTGTATTTTGCGGCCCAGCCCGTCGTCACCTTAACCGAATACTTAAGCACGGTGCTAGATACGGCCGTGCCCCCATATGTGCCTGAAACCGCGTCAATATAAAACGCGCCTTTAGGCAGTATTTCCTCAACAGTCGGGATAGACAACGCGCCAGTGAATGAGGTGTTGGTTGTTTGCCGTCCAATCCAGTTCGCAGACGCCATCACCCCCTTTTTAGGCTCCGCCGTTATAGTGAAGTCGGTTACAAAAGCGTATTGCATTTCTTCAGCTTGTTGGTTGTCACCAGATTCAATGGTGTAGGTTTTGATGGTGTTTACGCTCGTTGTACCTAATGGGTAGGCGTAAATCAACCCACTCCCCGAACCATCAGCCGCGCCCGTCCCCACCGCCTTGATACCAGCCTCGAAAATGTGGTTGATTTGCTCATACGTCCCTTCGGTTGCTGCCATTGCCCATGACGCGGCATCCTCGGCTATATAGCTGCGGTCAGTTGGCAGGGCTATCCCCACCATCTCGTCAACCATTGTTGGTTTGCGATCATCCTTAATCATACTACCCACGCCGCGCCAAATCGTGGTAGCTGCAACGGCCGTACCCGCCGTTGTCTCACGTCCTATCTGTACTTTCTGCGCCCATTTTCCACCGGCCATCAGTCACCATCCTTTGCCCAAAGTGGGCTATTTTTGATTACGTCGAGAATCCCTAAACTTTGGGCCTCCAACTCTGTAAAATCACGCGCCGGTATGTTGGGAATAGTTCCACCCCCTTTATACCGATAGACCGCCTCGAAGTTATATTTCTTCGGCTGTCGTATTGCTGCTTTATTTTCCGTTGCGCCTTTTTCCATATATCACCGCCTATGACAAGGTGCTGTGAATCTTCACCCTGATTTTGAACCGCCAGCCGATATGCTTTTCCGGCCGTCCCTTGTTAGATGTCCAGTCAAGAAAACCAAATTCATACCGTATCGGCTGGTCTTGCCCGTGAATGGTCAGGACTGCCCCGCCTAAAGTCGGGTCGGCTGCGAGTGCATTCCTGAACCGTTCGTAATAGGGGAGCGCTGCGCTTACGGCCGTTGGCAGGTTAACCCGGCTCAAATGAATCTCGGTAATCAACTCATGAAAGTCCTGTGACCATGCCGCACCCATTAGCTCCCATTCCCCAAAACCGGGATATGTTACGGCAAACGGGAATTGGTTGATTGACTCTGGCGGGTAGGTGGGAGCGCCTTTAACTCCTACGATGTCACCAGCCAGGGCTTGCATAGCCGCAATTGCCGTTGTCAGACTTGCCATTAGACCGTCACCGCCGCTAGATAGGGCAACATGGCCTTGATGTCAGGGTCTAGGTTTTGCATGTACATCATTTGCCCCAATTCCACTACCGCGCCCGTATCCTGCCACGCCTGCTGACCACGTTTAAACCATCGCGCCGCCTGGATAATCGTCATCATCCTAATATCCGATTGTACGGCCGTACTTGCCCACCCAAACTTGCCAACGATTTTGACGCTCTTAGGGTAGCGATACCATGTGGACTTGGTTCCGTTTAGCACGTCAATATCAATGCGCCGGTATGGTTCATTTTGCGATTCGGCATTGTAGGGCCATAGCAAGTAGTCGGTTGTCGCCCATGCGGTGTAAGTGCCACCACTGCCCGCGCTGCTGTCAACGTCGCCAGATTCAGCCACGCTAACAGACGTAGGATTATCAGCTAAATGACCAATCCACATTTGACTATTACCCGAACCGTCAAAGTAGCGGGTGGTATCGGTTGTCACATACCAAAATCCTGGCTCTCTTTTGGTGTAGCGGTCTATTGCTCTGCTTGCCCGCGTGCGTACCAACGCCAA